ATCCGAATAGAGAGACAAGGTAAACCACCATGGCACAGCAAATTCAATTTATATATTTGACTCAAAGTGATTTTGACAATCTGACAAGTAAAGGAAACAAGATTTACTTCACGTCTGACACAAAGAGAATATACAGAGGATCGGATTTATACGCTGCAACTTCATTTGACCAATTGAATTTCAGCTCAATAGAGGCTTCTGACATAAAGGTGAATGGAAACGCGGTGTCGCTTGAAGGACATACCCATTCCGCTTCGGAAATAGATGGACTTGAAGCGTTTGTTTCTGCGGCAACGCAGAATTTTTCATAGAACGGACACAAACATGCCATAGCGGATGTCACAAACTTGTCGGGGATAGTTGCTGGCATAACAAACACCACTGTGTCAAAATCGTCAGGTTCGTTCAACACATTGACCGTTGGGGGTTCAAACGTCTCGGTTGAAGGACATACGCATTCCATTGACGACATTGAGGACTATGAGGACAACACATTTTGGATTACAGGAAGTGTCAATACATAGACATTGGAAATTCAAGTTGATTAGGATTTCGAGGATGCAGTTGAAGCTGCTGATGCAGGAAAGCACATTAGGGCAAAGCTGGACTATACAGGAAATGGTAATTATGTATGTCCTTGGGCAAATGTAATATACAACACAAATGGAACAGTGGATTAGTTTGACTTTCACATAATGCTTGACACGGTTATGTTGAATCCTGACGCAAATTGGCATCCATATTTGATTGGTTTCACTTGGAATTCAAATGGATTTGATGTGCGTCCATATGAACTTTCTGAAACCAACCATGAACATGACATAGAGGACATAACCAACCTGTCAACCATACTCACTGGAGTCAGTGAATCATCCCTGACAAAGGATACCATTACGGGGGACATCGGAAACTTCAGATTGCTCTCGGTAAGTGGTTCTGCCAATTTCGCTGTGAATAACGTGTCAGCAAATGCCGTTTCTGTGAATGGAACACCAGTTTCACTTGAAGGTCACACGCATGGCGTTTCTGAGGTTACAGGACTTGCCGCTGCCATATCCGCCGCGACTTCTGGATTCGCCTCAAGTCAGCACTCGCACAGTCATGTTGACATAACGGACTTCAACAGTGCTGTTGTGACAGCCGGTTCTTCAAGTTTCGCTCCAATCAGCCATTCACACGCCATTTCCAGCATCACAGGTCTGACAGCATCCCTATCTGAACTAAGTTCGTCAATCCAAAGCCTCCAATCCCAGATTGTGCCAGTCCAATGCATCACATTGGCGCAATACGAGGCACTTCAGCCGGCTGACGCAAGCACAATCTACTTCATTTCCGATGGAAACAGAATCTACAGAGGTTCTGTGCTATACGCAGCAACAACGTTCGACCAGTTGAACTTCAGCTCAATAGAGGCAAGCGGCATAACGGTGAATGGGAACGCCGTGGCACTATCTGGACACACTCACGCGATGTCTGAGATTGGAGCGTCCACTGCTGCATAGACTGCAATAAGCGCAATAACCAATGCCTCAACTATATAGTAGATGAAGTCTGCCTTGACTGCATTCCTTCAGAACTTCGTATCATGATGCCACATAATTGGAGATCACTTGAAACATGGAAACCAAGGAAATTTAGAATGCGTTTAGAGATGGCGAATAGACCGTGACGATGGCTGACACACCATTTGACACGGTTCTTGCGTCTAAGGAATATGTCAATCAGTAGATTGGCGCAGCCATTGGATAGGCATTGTCAACCCAGTACTGAACACTGGCAAACGTGTCGTTTGAGCAGTGAAATGCCGCCTGATTCCTTGTTGCTGCTCTCTTCCTTCTTGCCATTGTCAATTACCTTTCCATTAAAATGTCACTGTGTCGTATGTCGTGCATGGTACTTAAAACAATATTCCTTTGTTTGTTATTTACCATTCCATTTCAAGTTACATTATGGTAAATAGATGTACATTATAAAGGTAACAAACAAATGGCAATACATATAGGAAACATTGGGGGTGGAAGCATAGTGGTTGATGGCAAAAAACCACTGTTTTCCTTTTCTGCAATTTCGGACATACATCTTCACGACAACAATGATGATAGTGGATACGACGATTTGGTGAATCTGTTCCGAGTTCTAGGAAACAGAATTCAAGACAAGGAATTGGATTTGCGCTACATCTGCGCCGCCGGCGACATTGGAATGGGTGGAGCGAACAAGGAGCTGTTGACATTTTCCAAAATAGTGGACGCAAAATGCCCTATTTCCAACAAGAATGTTTTTTCTTGCACCGGAAACCATGACCAACAGCATACGTGGCAGGAATGGACGGATTACATGTTTCCCGAGTCATTGCACAGTCAAATCACTTCTGACTTGAATTTTGTCAAGGAGGATGGAAACTTTGTGTTTGCTTTTATGTCTATGGCGCATCAGAATGACAGAAGTACAACAGTAAATGGTAGGATATGTTTTTTGGATGATAGTAATTCAGTTTCTGGTTCAGGAACAAGACAATGGCTTCGTAATGTTGTAGAGTAGGCAAGAAACAAAACATTGATTTTGTTTATGCACTATCCTTTCCAGAACAGGCGTTGTTATGACAAATCCACTACATCAATCAACATATATGATTGGGCTACGGGAAATTACATACCAAAAACGGTGAACGTGGCCGAAACAGCGGAACAATGGGCAGGTCTTCTTGATTTGGGTGGTTCTGCAGGTAGCAATGAGAGTTGTGCCAACTATGGTTTCTATTGCAAGGCTGCCGCTTCAATTGATTATTCAACACCCAGTGAGTGTGAACAAATAATGGCGATTCTGAATCAACATGTTGGGGGAAAAACCATCGTGTTTTCCGGACACACACATCTTGTATTTGAAACTGAGCGTTTTGATTATGTCATTGGAAAAGGCTATCCAAATGTCAATGTGGCATATGTGAGGAACTATGACCCTGACAAGAATGAATACACACCAACCAACATCGTCACAGTTCATATTCCATCCTTGAATCATCCAAGGAAGCTCAAGGTTTCAAGCATAGGCAGTGTGAGTGGGTGGGAAACTATTTCTGGCGCAAATCCATATCGTCAACCATGTCAATCCTGGCTTGTGGATGTATATGACAACAAACTTGTGTTGAATGGTTTTGAAACTCAGGTTTCACATGACAAACGTTATGGCGATATTTTGAACGATTATATCTACACTATAGACTTGACAGATATAGTTCCGGTTGCGTAAAGGAGACCAACATGGCAAGCAAGAACAACATACCAAAGAATCCTTATGACAAGAAGATGAAGAACTCCAAGGTTGCGGTTGACAACTTTATCTACACTCAACTTCAATCCAACAAGAAGAGTTTTTACGTCTATTGTGGGAAGTCAAAGAAGAGAATATATCAAGGCTCTTGTTCCAAGGAAATTCAAAACATTTACTTTGACGGAACTTGCGTTGTGTGCATTTGCCAGAACAAGACTTATGTGTTTGGACCGAACGATTTGCGCTATCCATTGAAGAATTGGAGAAAGATTAGGGAGTTTTAAGATGAAACGTATTATACAAGTGAATGAGAGTTGGGATCCTGAATACGATGACAAGCCAGTGAACCAGTTTGGGGAGAAGTGGGAGAAGATTTCGGGAACATGGCTGAACCAGGTGATAACGAACATCATGAAGGATGTCCAGATAGACCCCTTCGAGGACGGACCAAAGATGGAAAGTTTGAGTTTGGGCAGCTTGCATCTTTGTGAAGATGGGCATCTCATAGCCACTGTGTATGGCGGTGCCAACGGTGGTGGCATACGGGGCAGGGAATCCAATTGGACGTTTTACATGTCCTTGGTTAGGAAGTTTCTTGGCAAGATTCTTGACTACGACAACGGCCAGTGCTTCAAGGACGTTTGGATGATAGATTGGGACAACGATTGCTGCGATGACGTTTGGACTTTGAGACTTGGGCTTGAACTATCCGACGAAGAGAAACTCCAGTTGACCCAATGTGGATTCAAGGTGATTGATCCAACCTAGTTGAATATTGGACTTGACGCTGCAATGGATATGTTCACGCCATATCCCATGGCGCAGAATGTGGATTGCTCAAACCCCTACAATGAATCCAAGATAAATTGGCGCAAAATAAGTGCCAAGTGAGTTCGGTTTTTGCCCTCGGATTGTGTAAATACTTTATGACGAGGCGAAGGATAGGAAGTATCCATCTGGAGCCAAGTCAAGGATTGATTGACAATAACAACAATCGGAGGTAAAATAAAATGTTTGACATGATTAGACCGTCATCCATTTGGGATGACATGTTCAGAATGGCTGACGCGCTTACGCTATATCCAGCCAAGGAAAGGAGCCTGGAAAACAACGGATTGAAGAGGCTCATATCAAGACCCCACAACATCGTGAACGTCACGAACAAGGAGGGTGAACCCATTGCCCAACGCCTTGAAGTTGTGACCACGCCGTTCAAGAAGAACGAAGTCAAGGTGTCTGTTGATAAAAACAACATGTTGACAGTGGAATGTGGGACCGAAAAGGAAATCAAAGATCCACTAGAGGGAATCCCAATGGACGAAGAGAACGATAACTATGTCTACAAGGGCATTTCCACCCAGACATATTCCTTCTCCATCAAGTTGGGGGATAATGTTGACAAGGACGCAATCAAGGCGAAGAACGAGGACGGTGTTCTCGTTGTGACGCTTCCGTTCAAGAAGAAAGAGGAAGAACCAAAGCAAATCACCAAAATAGAGGTTGAGTGACAAACAACAGGTTCAATCTTTCCTTGTGTGGCTGGGTTTACGAACCCAGCCTTTTGTCGTATAATATACTGGGAACATAATGAGGAACGAATAATGGTTGAACCTGACTATAGATTGGATTTTGACGTAGAGAAGATACGTGATGTGATTGAACCGAACGATGGCTACACATGGGTTTACTATGACCCAATGGGCATGGACAGGAAATTGGGGGAGAATGGGAAGATTTGGTTCAAGTGCTACGAGAAGGACACCCACAAGCCCATAGTTGTTGAAGTGAAGAACTTTCCCTCTACCCTGTGGCACCGTGTTGACAAGTCCGACGAAATGGCTAAAACCGGAATGGTGGATGCCTATGGTATGCCTGTTGTACAGGAGGTTTTCGACAACGTGGCACTTCGCCGCCAATGGGTGAACACATGGAAGAAACGCTCCGACTATTGCGAAAAGCAGATTGTGCAGAACCAAGACCCTTGCGACGAGTTCATGCAGAAGGTGTTTTGGAGGGAGGCTCAGGAGGAAAGTTTCAACAAGGGCTTCCAGCGCGTGTTCTACATTGATATTGAGACCGAGGTTTCGTCAACGTCTCTTATGCCGTTCAAGGCTGTTGACAAGATGTTGATGATAACCATATACGACAACAAGACGGACAAGTTCTACACATGGTCTTTGAATCCCGCGGAAGTGGAGTTTCATGACAGTGTTGATGAAGAGGGGAACGTGACATGGCACAATCCCTTGAAGGACTATCCAAAGGACAAGTTTGTTCTGTATGACAACTTCAACGGGAATGAAGCCGAACTGCTCAAGCACTTCCTCTACTTCTGGGCAACAAACTATCCAGACGTTGTGTGCGGGTGGAACAGCCGTTGGTACGATATTCCCTATATCGTGAGGCGTATCGAGAACGTTCTTGGCAAGGCAAAGGCGCGTTTCCTCTCTCCGCTCGAAGACTACAAAATCATCCATGAGAAGTCTGACAAGAAAGACGAAAACGGCAAGTGGATTGAGAAGGAAGAAATTGAGTGGGTGGACATCAAGGGCATATTCCAGGCGGATGAACTAATCCTCTATTCCAAGAAGTTTGGCGTGAAGCAGGCTCTTGATGGCGGCTATGGTCTTTCCAACGTAGGACAGGCGGAGGGCTTTGGTGGCAAGGTTGCGTATGAGACAACGCTTCTTGACCTGTACAACTCCGACTGGCAGAAGTTCTATGAGTACAACGTCCGAGACGTTGAGCTGCTATGGTCTATCGAGAAGAAGTGCAAGTTGATTCCATTGGCGAGAACCGTGGCGGGGTTTGGACTCGTGAACTATGACTTCATCTATCAATCTGCCCCGTATCTTGTTCCGACCATCACCATATTCTGCATGAAGCACCGCGAGAACATGATATTCAATTCCTACGCCAACAACTTCCGCGAGAAGGTCAAGTTTGAGGGTGCGTGGGTCATTGACCCGGTTGTTGGGCGGTATTCCTATGGCACGGCAACGGTGGACTTCAATTCACTTTATCCTTCCTGCATGAGAATGTTGAACCTCTCAATCGAGACCTATGTTGGGCGGATTGACGATGGCTATTCCGGTGTTGGCGGACTTGACAACGATTGGATGCAGCGTGGTGGAATAGACGGCTATCCAGACGACTATCTGTTCAAGTTGATTATTGACAGGGTTGACATTCAAACCCCGATTGAGAAGGAGATTGACGCGAAGACCCTACGTCATTTGCTTGACACCAAGTTGATTATCTGTCCAACGAACATGACGTTGTTCTTGAAGCATGAAATCAAGAGGGGCGTGATTGCGGACTGGGCGGAGGTTTTCTTCAACCGACGCAAGGCAACCAAGGACGAGAGGTTCAAGTGCGACAAGGCAGCCGACAGGACTTCTGACCCAGATGAGAAGGAGAGGTTGATGACGAGAGTGGAGAATCTGGGCAACCTTCAGCAGGCGTTGAAGATTTGCCTTAACTCCATCTACGGTGCGTTGTCCACCACGGGTTGTCCGTTCCTGCATTCAATCGGATTGGCACAATCCGTGACAAGGGCTGGACGTTTCTCAAACTACAATGGAAGGTTGTTCTACCAGAAGTGGCTGCAGGAGAACTACAACATACCTGACGATTACGTTGTCACGGCGTCCGGCGACACCGATTCCTACTTCATGAACCTTGAAGCGGTCACAAAGGATTTCATGGCGAAGAATGGTTGGGACAACGACTTGAACAATTGGACTGACGAGCAGAAGTTGACCCTCTGGAACCACATGCAGAAATTCACGGACGAATACCTTGTCCCCCATGTCCAGGAACTCGTCACGAAGGAATTTCACACGTCAAACGCTGCCCCGATGAAGTATGGCTTGGAGTACATGACTTCCGGTGGCATATTTGAGTCTCCGAAGCACTACATTGTACACAAGATTGTTGACGAGGGTCCGAAGATTGTGGATAAGTTCAAGTACACTGGAATCGAGTTGAAGAAAGCCACCGTGCCACCGGAAATCAAGAAGTTCATGAAGGACATCTACTTCACCGCCGTGCTTGACCCCAAGTTTGACCTTGAAGCCGCGAAGAAGAAGATGGACGAGGTTTACCAGGAACTTTTGAAGATGTCACCGAACGAGTTGGCGAAGTGGCAGGGCTATGGCACGGAATCCCAGATGGACGGCTTCTTGGTTGAGGCAAAGGGCGCGACCGGAATCGGCAAGTGCGCAAACTACTACAACCAGATAATGCACAAGTTGGGGTTGGACAAGAAGTACGCCCTGATAAACGTCAAGGACAAGATTCAGACCATCTACATCAAGCCCACGAACAAGTATGGCATTTCACAGATAGGGTTTCCGCCCCGCCAATGGCCGAAGGAGTTTGACGAC